CTGCGTTCGCAGGGAGCGACGGTGCCGGGGCCGCTGGTGCGGGTGATGCCGGTGGCGCTCCTGGGAGTGGAGATGCAGCCGGTGCTTGCGTCGGTGTCGTGTTCGGCGCGATCCCACCGGACCTCCCTGTGGTCCCATGAGGACCAGAATCAGGAATGGGCTGGCCGTTGAAGGACAAGGATCCGTCTGGATTCGTGGTGAGCCCACCACCAGACCCAGACGGGGTCAGGGGACCAGGAGTTGGCGCGCGCCCTGCCGTCTGTCCAGCCCCCAGCAGTTGTGCGACGGGCTGTGGCGTCGTCGGAGCCGCACCCCCACCCAACGCCTGATCCACCATGCGCCCGCGTTCCGCCGCGAAGTTCTTGTCGAGCGAACTGAGGATGGAGTACAGCCCCTTCTCGCCCACAACGCCCGTGTGCTGCGCCGCATCCCTGGCGTCCATGCCTTGCCCAATCAGGGCCTGTTCGATGTCCTGCTCGGTCGGCATCCGCCCGCCGTGCTGCTGGTACATGTCCTTGATGGCCTGCACGGCATCCTGTGTCTTGAAGTCGGAGTAGGCCGATTTCGCATTGCGCGTGAAGGCGTTCGCGATGCCCCCACCCAGCGCACCGATGCCACCCCCGATCAGCGTGCCCAGGCCGGGAATCACGGAGCCGAGCTGCGCGCCCCGCCCGCCCCACTTCACCGCCCCGCCGAGCACGCCTTCGCCCGAACCTTCCTGGCGCCGCGCATACTGATCGGTGAGTTCCGGGAAGGGGGACGCGGTCGCGGCTTGTCCCTTGGGCTTGAGCAGCGAGCCCCCGATTTCTGTCGCCAACCCAAGGCCGAGACTCGTCCCCAGCCCCATCCCGACACTCGGACTGCCTGCCATCAACCCACCCGGCTGGGACCACGCCGCATTCAGCCCGCCCGCGCCGAGCGACTTGGCGATCTGCGGGGCAACGACCGACGCCCCCAGGTCCGCGCCGATGCCCGTGATCTTCGAGCCGGTGCCCTCCTGCGTCCCGACGTTCTTGAGTTGCCCGCCTTGGGGGTACTGGTAGTTCGGATTGTCCGGCTGGGCGAGTTGCCGCAGGAGCGCATCCCGGTTCTGCCCATACCCACCCCCGGCACTGCTGCCGTAGGGAGGATAGTTGCCGCCGCCATACCCGTACGGAGGTTGGTACGCCATACGTCTACGTTCCTAGCATGGAGAGCGCTCGTGAATACAAGCCAGTCCTGTCACGCTGAGGCATAGGCCACCGTCCTCGCCGGCACCACCCCATCATCCAGCCCGCAGATATCCAGCACGAAAATCGGGAACGCCGTCGCCGCCACTTCCACAAACGGCCCCGTCTGATTCGTCCGCGCGGCAAACTTCATCTGGGGCAGAAAACACGCAGCCTTGATCAACGCCATCATCGGGGTCGTCGCCAACGCCCCCGCCGCCGCCCAGTTGATGTACCCCACACTGATGGGATTCGTGCTCGTCGGACGCACCGCAATCCCGTACGTCGTGCCCGCCGCCAACGTCACGGGCGTGAGGGGGACCATGAACGTGCCCGCGTTCCCCGCCACTTGCGAGCCGATGTCCGGGTCCACCACCACGGTCTGCACCACGGTCGCGGCCCCATACGGATCGCGATACAGGATCAGTTCAAAGGGATCGGTTCCGAGGATCGCAAACAGCGCCAGACCTATGCCGTTGATCTGCATCGTGCAGGGCGCGAGGAACGTCCCGCTATACTCGTCGGGCGTCGAGCCGGAATGAAACGAAATCCCCGTAATCGCGTTGATCCACGGCGGCGGGCACGCCTCAATCCAGCCCACCGTGCCGTCGTCCGCGCGCAGGAGCGCCATCAGGATGTTCAGCGAGGACCGCAGCAGGGTGCCCGACGTATTGGCGGTCCCGTAGGGAAAGTTGGCAAACGCGGTGGGCACCACATGGGCACAGGTGTTGACGCTCGCGATGGCGATCGTGTCTACGCCCGCGCGCACGGGCATCTTGGTGACAATCGCGAGGAGATCGCCATCCGCGAGCGTCTTGCTGCCCGTAGTCATCGCGGCCAGCATCAGGGAGTTCCCCGTGATGGTGTCGGTGCCCTGCACAAACTCCTTGTACACGTCGAACGTGCCATCCTCCAGGCCCGTGGCCCCATCGACATCCATCAGCCCGACACGAAACGTGCTGGTCGCGGTCGCGAACGTGCAAGCGCCCAACAGGATCAGGATCGCCCCGCCCGCGCTGGAGATCGTCTTTGGAGACGCGCCATCCTGAAATCGCACGGTGCCGACCGCCGCGAAACTCTCATTGTTGGCGTTCAACGTCGCGTTGCCGGGGAGATCCCCCCAGAGCGGCGTCGATCCCACGATGAGGTGATTAATCGGGCGCAGCGCCATCAGGTCGTCACCGTGAGCGTGAGCGTGAGGCGTGTGATGGTGGCGGCAGAGATGACGGAGAAGCGCAGCGTGTTCCCGGCGGCGATGGTGGTGGTCGTCCACCCGCCCACGCCTCCGGTCGCCTTCGCACCGCTCAGCGTCGGAGGGGTCGCGCCGGGCATGGTGTCCGCGAGCGTCGGCGGATAACTGCCGTAGAGGTCGCTCCACACATCGACCACGGCGGATCCGGCTTGGTCGGCCAGCAGCGTCCACGCGGTGACGGTGGCGGCATACGGGACGGTTACGTCGGCCTTGATGCCGGTGGTGATCGCCACACCGCCGCCGTCGATCACACAGGTAATCGCGCGGGTGATGGCAGGGGCAACTGCGGGGATCTGCCAGGACACGCCGGGACTCGCGGACGGGTCAGCGGTGAGCACACGCCCCGTGCTGCCGACTGGGACACGCACGTTGGTCGTGCCGTCGTTCGCGACAAGATCCCCTTTGGTCGTCAGCGGCAGGCCACCCCCGCCTGTCCCCACCGGCACCCCGTTGATCGTGACTGACGACGCGTGGATGTCCCGATGCGTCCCATCAGGATTGTGCTCCACCGCCCAGAACCCGTTGATGGACGCGACGAGACTGTCCAACTCCTCCCGGATGACGGTCGGGAGCATGTTGCGGAACTTGAGGACGAGTTGCACGGGCTAGCGATCCTCTTCGCGCCGGACCCGTAGCACGAGCTGGTCGAGACACCACTGCTCGTCAATCAGGCTGTCGCTGATCTCGACCTGCAGCGCCGCCGCTGAGGCCGCCCCGAGATCGCGGATGGGGGCGATGACACGGGACAACGGAGGCACTGTAGCCGGCGCGAGCGTCACATCGGCGCTGCGAATCTCGAGGCCGAAGTCGCGGACGGTGGCAATGTGCAGGATGTACGTCGCGGGGTTGTGGCTTTCGTAGGGAATCCCCCAGCCGACGACGTGCCCCTCAATGACCCCGCCGTGCGTGGCGACGGAGCCGCCGGGGAGTTCGACGCGGGTGCGGATGAGTGTGGTGTTAGGGGTGCCGATGTCGCGCATGCCGGTATCGCACACCCAGAGGCGCACGGTGGGCCCCGGCGCCACTTCATCCGCAGACCCCGTGTAGGGCTTGAGCGCGAGGGAATTGGGCGCAGTCGGATTCGCCACCGTCGCGTAGGACGCGGAGTACATCACCGAGCACCACGCGTACGACGAGCGCCCCTGATGCTGGCACCAGCCGCGACGGACGCCCATCGTTTCGGTGAACCGCCCCTGCTTCACGTCGAACACCAGCTTCAGGTCGGGTGAGTCCGCGACGGAGTGCCCCGTGTTCACCCACCACCAGACCTGATGCAAATCCGCGTGATAGACCCCGTGCGCCCCCGTGAAGACATTCGACGCCTTGCCGAGATCCACGGTGGCCCAGAGATCCTCGATGTCGCGCCCGCAATACTGCAGCCCGTTCTGCCCGAGGCGATACGGCCCGCGCTTGGAGAGGAAGTACAGGCACTCGTGGCCCGACTCGTCCTCTGCCAGCACGATGGTCTGATGGCGAATGGCTCCGCACCGCTTGGTCACGGTCACAGGGCGGTAGGGGGCACCCGCGACACCTGTGCGGACCATCTTGTAAATGCGGTCGAACTTGAAGACGTGCACCGAGTCGAAGAGCGGCCCACCGATGCCGCGAATCTCGCCACCCTCGCCGGGGTCGAAGTCGATGAAGGGCCGGTTGGTGACGGTGAAGTCAAGCCGCTCGTCGTTCCCCACCCCACTCGCATCGCTGATGACCGGCGTCCACCAGACGCGGCTGGCTTGCTGTGAGGCTGCGTCAGGGAGCACGTTCCACCGGCCTGCGAGGATCAGCCGCGCCTCATCCACCAGGATGTACCGCGCATCGGGCATGGTGGAATACGCGCCGATGAGGGGATTGAGCGGCAGGACGCCGGGGAAGTTGGCCGGGGTGATGGTGTCCGTATAGGCCGTGGTGGCGATGGGCACCGTCGCGACGAGATAGTACGGGCCGGGATCATTGCCCAGCACGCCCGTCACCGCCGAGCCGTACAGTTCCCAGTGCGTCTCGCCCTCGCCAATCGTCGCGCCACGGGTGACCACCCAGCCGCCGTTGTTGGCGAGCGTCAGGGACTTGAGCGCGGGATGCACCTCGCTGCGGCGGATGGTGACGCCCGAGACTTGCACCGTGTAGGCAATCTTGTACCCGCGATAGCCGGTGATGCCCGTCCCGGCAGCGGCAGTGACGGACGCAGGCGGGGGCACGGTGCCGAAGCCCACGGCGCGGATGGTGGTGCCGTCCCACACATGCAGCCGTGCGTCCGTGTTGGGATACGCGAGGAAGAGCTTCCCGTTGAACGACGCGCCGACAACCACGATGGGATCGGTGGCTGAGGGCGCGACAAGGGTCTTGCTCTCCCACGCCCCCGCAATGAGCCGCCGCACGTCGCCGTCGTTCTCAAAGCACCACAGCTCGTTGTCAGATTCCTGCGCGACGATGTGCCGGACGAGGGAGTGGATGGCCTGGGTGGCCGGCATCCCGAAGACGAAGTTGGCCCCCCGGCGTTTCCTGCCGATGAGCCCCTGGAACCAATCGACGTTGATCGCTTCGACACATTGGTCGGGCTCAAGGAGCAGCGGCGAGTCGATGCCGTTGCGCCCGCCCCGGAGATCCGTGATGGTCAGCAGGTTCGTGCGAGACGCCACTGGTTAGGATCCCGCAGGAAACCAAGGGCCGAGGCGCGAGCGGGACGGCTGCGTGGGGACCGCATGGAAGTCGTAGATGTCGTGGTTCTCCACCCACGAGCGCAACTCCCGCTGGCGCTGCTCGACCAGACTCTTCGTCACCATCCAGCGGTCGTCACTCTTGAACTCGTACTCGTCCAGCCGCGCCCACAGCGCAATGAGATCGTGGAAGTCGATGGGCAGCAGCGGCTCGTCCAGCGGGTTCACGAGGATGGGAATCTCGTGCTCGTAGTCGATGAGGTACTGGAGGGCGGCGGATGGCGTCGGCCAGAAGGCGAAGCGGTAGTAGCGCGCGGTCGTGGTGTTGGGCGCGATCTGGCTGATGATGTTGCCCCCGGTATTGGCGTCGGCCAGCGTGATGGTGCCCACCGCCAGGATACGCGAGGAGAACTCGATGAGGTCCGTGACGGAGGTGGCGCCGGCGACGGCGACTGGGGTGTTGGCGACGAGCGGCCCGAGGACCACCGCCACACTCTGCCCCGCGCCGCTCACGTAGGTCAGATCGATGGGGCCCGCCTCGGCGCTGGTGCTGCTGATCCAGAGGGCCGTCGCGGTGAAGGGCCGCTGCGTCACGGGGCAGAACCCCACCGGGCACCAGGTCGTGGGCGTGCCGGTGATGTTGGAGGGCTTCGGCTGCGCGTCGCGGAGCCAGTCGAAGGTCTGCACCCCGAGCCGCTCCTGGTTCAGTTGGTCCATCACGCGGGTGATGCGGGCACAGCCGTAGGGGAGGCCGTAGCTCGCCACGTTGGGCGTGGTGGTGAGGGTGGTCGATGCCGAGCGGAGCGCGCGGAGACGGTTGGACGCGAGGAGCTGGCGGTGCCGCTGGTTGATGAACCCGTCGATGCGCGCCTTGACCGAAGCGGGGGGAGAATCCGCGTAGTCCAGGCGCCGGAACACGTCCAGTTCGATGTCGGCAAGCGTCATGGTCAGGACACCGTGAAGGGCAGCGTGGCCGAGGCTTGCGAGTCCTGATTGACGACGCCGAGTTGGTATGCCCCCGCGACGAGTCCCCGCACGTCGAGCGTGATCTGGAGACTGGTCGGGTCGCGGTACGTGATGGTGTCGTCCACCCGAAACTGATCGAGCACGCCTGCGAGCGAGATGCGCGAGGCGTTGGAGAAGTTGGTGCCCGTCAGTGTGACCACCTGGAAGCTGGGGGTACCGGCGACGACGGCGACACTGCTGGGCGTCAGCGTGGTCAGTGTCGGCGCAGGGCGAGGCGCGGACGAGGGCTGACCCGACTGCGGGTACGGCGAAGTGACGGCGGGGTACGCCACGGGGCCAGTCGTCGGGGGAGAGGTCGGAGGATAGAGGCGCGGATCCCACATGTCCGCGAGTTTGGCCTGGTAGTGCGCGAGGATCTCGGACGCGGGAAGGGCGCGGGGATACATCGCCACATCGTCCAACGAACCAAGCCATTGCCCTCGCGGGTCTGATCCCCCGAATGCCGGATCAAAACCGATCCCTGCGACCCCTGACGATGGAACCGTTCGCACAAGGGGTGGCTGCACGTTGAGAACGCCATCAATATAGAATGCGACTGTCGCCCCGTTACAGACCCAGACAACGTGATGCCAGAGTCCATCCGCGACTGGTAACGTGCCACCAGCACCAACGCCATTCCCCCCATCGAACAGACCAACATTTCCAGAGGCCAACACGTACAACACAGGCGCTTGACCCGCACCGATTGCGAATACGGGTCGCTGTGATGTGGCGAACGAATTACATTTCAGCCACGCTTCGGCAGTGAAAGACACCGGCAACGCGACGACTGCCGCAGTCGCAATCTGATCATCTACCCCGTCGAACGCCATCGCCGTATCCGGCTCGCTGAGCGCGCCTTTCTGCCCCAACGTCACGCCCCCGCTAATCGTCCCGTTCGCCCCGCCCACCAGATCCACCGCCGTCGCCCCGCTCGCTTCGCCCAGTCTCCAGTAGTTGCTGGGGCCGGACGCGATGACGCGCGCGGGATAGGTGCCGGGGACGTAGGGGAGGGTGCGCGCGTTGTAGTGGGCCGTGATCTGCGCGGGGGTCAGGGCGAGGGGGTAGACGGCCACCTCGTCAATCATCCCCGGCCACTCCCCCGCCGTGACCTGATCACAGCCAAACGAGATGGATCCTGTACTCGGTGTCACTCTCGCAAAGGGCGGGAAGTTGTCGATGACTCCATCGATGTACTGCGTCCCAATGACGCCATCCATCACCACCGCGATATGGTGCCACCGTCCATCGGTCACAGGCGTCAACCCTGTGATGGCCCCCCCAGAGGCGAACGTCAACTGACCAGACGCATCGAGGTACCACGTCACGGTCCCGCCCGTCGCAATTACTCGTGTATCCAGTAACACCAGACCGTTCGGGGTACCTGTCGCGATCTTGATCCACGCCTCAATCGTGCTGACGACTGGAATCGTGACGGACCCAACGGTCTGCACTTTCCCATTCACGCCGTCGAACTTCATCGCCTTGTCGCCATCCCCCAGCGCCCCCGCCTGCCCGAGCGTCACCCCGCCCGAGATCGTCCCGTTCACGCCTCCGACGACATCGACCGCACTGGTGCCCGAGGACTCGCCCAGCCGCCAGTAGTTGCGCGCACCGTCCTTGAGGACCAGCGCGGGGTAGGAGCCGGGGGCGTAGGGAACCGAGAGGGGATTCGCCGCGTAGTGGCCACGGATCTGCGCGGGGGTCAGGGCGTAGCGGTAGATGGCTACTTCGTCCATCCCTCCCACGCCAAACAAACTCGCGCTCACATCATGACCAATTTCCAGCACATTGAGATTAGTTCCCGGCCATGAGGGAAGGCTCGTTGTATCCAAGAGCACCGCTTGTCCATCAATCATCACCGTCACCATCATCGGTGTGACGATCACACCGATGTGGTGCCACTGCCCATCGAACAGATTGCGTCCGACTGTGGTAAACGAGAAACCACTGAGTGCCACCTGTAAACTACCATCCGCTTGTAAATACACGGCGGTGGTATACGCGCCCGGTGCTCGATTACTCACAAAGATCGAATACGAACCGATGACACTCGGAGGCCGCGTCCACACTTCGATGGTAAATGGAGTCCGAAGATCGACCGTGGCGGTGGTCGTGATCTTCCCTGTGGTCCCGTTGAACACCATCGCGGTATTACCCGCTCCCGGCCCTGGCTGGTTCAGCGTAACCCCGCCGCTGATGGTCCCATTCGCGCCTCCGACCAGATCCACCGCAGTGGTACCAGTTGTCTCGCCAAGCCTCCAGTAGTTGCTGGGCCGGTCGGAGAGGATCACGCTGTCGTATGTCGCCACGGTGCCCTCTAGGTGACGGTGTAATTGACCGCAGGCGTCGAGGTGCCGCCGTCCTGGTTGATCGCCAGCACGGGATACGTCCCCGGCGCGAGTCCCACCACGTTGATCGTCGCCTTGATCGAGGTCGGGCTCACGTACTGGATGGACTGGATGCGGTTGTCGATCACGCCCCCGAAACTCAGGCGCGTGGCGGGCGTGAACAGCGTGCCCGTCACCGTGACCACCACCGGCCAGAACGCGACGGCATCGTCGATGGTGTTCGGGGAGAGGGAGGCCAGCGTGGGCACCGGACGCGACACGGGGTCCGTGTACGCGGGGACACTCGGCGGCGACGGCAACTGCGGATACACCGAAGTCAGCGCCGGGTAGCCAATCGGTGAGCCAGCCGGGGCAGCGCGAGGATCCCAGAGATCAGTGGGCATGGCAGTCTCCTTCTAACGCGAACGACGACGGCTGGTGGTAGCCCCCTCGACGGGAGCCAGGAACGTAAAGGTCTGCGCGTTGGACAGCCCCGCCGCAGTGCGAACCTGCACATCCAGCGCGACAGGCGCCGCCCAGACCGCCATGTTCACGCCGGTCTGCACTTCGGTCGCGGACACAAAGGTGGTGGGCTCATCGAAGCCGTTCCACACGATGACGGCCTCCTCGTCAAAGCCGGTGCCCTGCACGCTCACCGTGAAATCCGGCTCGCCCAACGTCACCGAATCCGGCACCACCGCCGTCACGGTCGGCGGATCGCCTGCGCCCTCGCCGGGCGGTACGTACACGGGGTTCTCCTCCGGGTACGGCTTGCTGGGATCAGGCCGCGCAATGGCCACAGCGGGATCCACCACACTGCGCGGATCCGAGGCGCTCAACGTCGAGGGGTCGAGAGTGGGAGTCGCGGTCCTGGTGCGGCGCCTGGTTGCCATGTCCGTCTCCTACACGCTGGTCAGCTTCCGCACTTCAATCTGGTCCACCACCTCGCGCAGCATCGTCGCGAACGGCGGGAAGTTCTGCTTCTGGTCATCGTCCGCGCAGGGAAACGCGATGGTGATGCGGTCGATCGTGCGCCCGTCTACCTTCAGGCGCGGGATGACGTGGAAGGGAACGACTGAGCCGTCTGCCTTGGTAATATCGTACAGCCCCGGCTCCAGTTGGTTGAGCAGTTCGCACTCTTTCACCGTGAGGGTTTGCCGCTCCAGCAGGTACGGCCCAAGGAACATCTCGCACACCAACTGCGGCCTGGGGTGATCGCGCTCGCCCCGAGGATTGAACACGCTGATGTCGGGGTGCGTGTCGTTCTCCGGCTTCAACTCGCGAGCGCGTGGATTTGCGCCTCGGCTTCCACGCGGTCCGTCTGCCCCCCGCGAATCGCCTCGATCAGCCTGTCAAACTGATCACCCGTAAAGCCCACACCCGCGGTACGTGCCGGCGGCTCCGGGGGCTCCTGGTTCATGTCAAACGTCACTGGGCCTTCAGCCATTGCGAATACTCCCGAGAGAGACAGTGGCGCGGGGGGTGTGGCGTCCCCCCGCTCACCGTGCCGCCGCCCGTTAGTTGATCGCGGTGATCACGCCCAGGCGCCGAGGATTGTTCGTGTACAGGTTGCAGATGGTCATCACCTTGAAGATGTCGGCGGTCTGGTTCGCGGGATCCACCGAGGGGAATCCCTTCATCCAGTACCCCGCCTGATACGCCAGCTTCAGGTTCGTGGTGTTGAGCATGTAGAGGAGCCCAGCGGGACACGCCACGTCGTAGCTGATGGGAATGTCCTTGAACTGCAACTTGTCCGACTGGAAGCCGGTCAGCCCCTTGTCGGAGTTGTTGTCACGGTTGTAGCGCTCGTTCTTCGTGAGCAGCGACTCGAAGCCCTCGAACGTCGCCATATCCGTGACCGCGAAG